GCCTGGTCACCAGAGGAAGCTTGATTATAAATAATCCGAGCCCCAATGGCAGCTGTCACGAGACCCAATACCAAAAGTGCTTTATTGGTACCACCAAGCAAAGAATGAACTTTACGACCTAGTTCGGCAATTGAACCTGTCGCAGCCTCACACGTCTCGGTAAACGTGGAGGTAACACGGGCAATCACAAAATCCTTGCAAATTGTCACAGCCGACATGAGGATCTCATCGCGATTAACAACCACGAGAGCCACCCCAGCGGCCATGACCATGCCCTGAGATACCAATGCAACCAAAACATGCGTGACAAGCTCAGCGAGTGTAATAGTGGTTAGGCCAGCGGCTTGCGCAACAGCCATCTCCACCCACCCCCGAGCGAAAGTAAATCCATGGTATACAGCCAGGACTTTCAACGCATCGAGAAAAGTGTTTGACTCTTCTCCGGCTTGAACCTCAACTTGACAAGCGCACAAATTCATTGGCATATCGCACTCTGAACAGAATTCGACAATAGCCAACGATTCGATAGACTTAATCATACCAGCCTGATTTTTCTTATGTTGTGTAACATCTTTCTTAAACCAAGCTAGGAATTGAGGGAGGGTGAACTCACCAACTGTTTCATACACGAAATTTTGGCACATCAGTTCTTCCTCACCGGGTCGCACCTTACATTTCGAAACCTTAATACACCACACGTCGGGATACGAGACATCGGGAACCAGCTCAGAGTTGAGCATATGGCTACCGGGAACTCTAAATTCCGGACGCACTGACAATTCAATCTTGACTGGCAGTCGACGCGCGACGGCCAACGGACAATTGAAATACAGTGGGATATTGAGATTCTCAACGTTGGTGGAAAATACCGCAAGATCATTCATCAATGGGTTTTGGCCCTTATCTGCAAGGTCTGCATATGGTGGCATCGCTTGAACACAATTCACTATGAAAATGATTTCATTCATTGTCTTGTCGACACCAACCACACGTTGCGGTCGGACATTTGCTGCATCATCAACAACAATGGTAGTCTTAGTTGAGTCATGATTAGTCCAATACGCATCCTCCGGATTCCGAATATAAATATCCTGGGGAGAAGCGTTTTTACGACCGCGTAAGTGCTCTTTGTACATGTGCACACAGTTTAAGAATGAGGTTTTACCCACACTCGACTG